ACAATGAACTACATATCGGGGATAAGATTACTAACCGTTATGGTGGTAAAGGTGTTATTAGCCGTATATTACCTGACGATGAAATGTTTGAGACTATAGATGGTCGTAAAGTAGAAATGATCTATAACCAAGGTACTTCTACTAACCGTCTTAACCCAGCTCAGATATTTGAAACTGAAATAAATGCAGCATCTTCTAAGTTATTGAGATACTTGCCTATGGAAACTCCATATGAAGTAAATCATTCATTAGAACGTATTGCTACATTTATGAGTATCTTTACTCTAATGCAAGCTAATGCATTCAGGGAATATGTATATGCCTTGAATGATGATAGCAAGTTAGAGTTGCTTAAGTCTATGAAGAACGATGGATGTATTATCCTATCTGTATCTCCAATACAAGAAAACATTGACCTAGATAAACTGGTAGCGATGTACGAAATGTTCCCTGAATGTGAGATTGATTATGCTTACTGTCAATTACTTGATAGTAATGGTAATCCTCGTAAGGTAAGAACTCAACGCCCTCTACTAGTTGGTCATCAATACATTGTAAGACTTAAACAGTATGCAGAAGATAAGTTCTCTGTAACTTCATTATCTGCTACAAACTCTAGAAATGAAAATAGCCGTAATAAGAACCCAGGCGAGGGTGGACATAGATTCCCTAATACTCCAGTACGTTGGGGTGTAATGGAAACGTCTGCTATGCAACACATTGGTTCTTGGTTCAATGCTATTATGCTTCTAGTATATAGTACGTCTCCACATGCAAGACGTAAAGCAAAGAATCTATTGACAGATTCCCCATTCAATATTGACGTTAAAGTCGATAGTGATTCTAAATCTAGATCTGTAGAAGTGCTTAACGTATATCTACGGACTATAGGCTTAAGGATTAAGTTTGATAAATATAAGAAAGTGGTTAAGAGTATCTTTGCATTCCCTTCTACTACTCCAAATATGTTTATCAAAGTTCCTGATGCTGATCGTAAACCTACATTTGAAATGGTGAAAGGTAAAGATGGGTTTGAGGTTCCACAAATCACTTTCAAAGGTGAAGACCCTAAACCAAACATGTTTATCAATCCACCTAAAGAGGAAGAGGAATAATCATGTCTGATTTGAGACAAGTTTATATGGATATACTAGGGGGCAACTTTGAGTCTGCCCTCGATCCTCAAAATGTATATCTTATGAATCATATAGCAACTTGTGCTCTTCAAGATGAAAATAATGTACGTCTTGATGATGTAGAGTTGGTATTACGTATAAGTAATGCATTATATAATGGTACTGATATTGAAGTACTACCACTTGAAGATGGTGTATATGACCTCTTGTTAGAAATGTATAAGAGATACAACCCTAACTTCCAAGTCGGTGGTGCTAATATCGGTGTACATAATGTACGTAAAGACAAGGAAGACTATTCAGAATATCCTAGCATGTTTGTGCCTGTACCTATTGGTATGGAGAATACATATGGTGGTGATATTCTAGCTTATGGTAATACGTTTAACTTTAATAAACCATTACCATGGAACAATGGTCAAGTATCTGATAGACAAAGAGACACTGCTCATAAGTATCCTGAACTAGTTGGTACACTTGATAAGTGTAAGTTTGTCTTAGATAACCAAGCATATAATGCTGGTGTAGCAGAAGATCCTAATGTAAAGATCTTCGAAAGAGATTTCATTGGGTTACATTTCCGTATGGGAGTGAATAATCCTAATGATATTCTCAATATAGTTATGGAACTCAAGTATGATGGTATCTCTATCGAAGCCGAAGTATCTAACCATGTGGTCTCAGCTAGGACTCGTGGTGATTTGGATAATGATAGAGCTACAGATCTTACTAGTGTATTGTATGGATATAGATTCCCTAATACTATTCCAGACAATGAAGTCTTTGGTATGAAGTTTGAAGCTATCATTACTAAGTATGATATGGAAAGACTTAAAGCAAAGACTGGTAAATCATATACCAATATGAGAACTGCGGTATCTGGCATTCTAGGTTTAGCTAATGCTAGAGAATACTTAGAGTATATTACTTTGGTTCCATTAGGTACATCATTACACTTCGATACTAGAGAAGAAGAGCTTATGTTTATGAATAGATACTTTGCAACCAAAGTTTCTAATGCATATAAAGCATTTTCTGGTAGATATGATCATGTATTATACATGGTAGATAAGTTCGTTCAAGATGCTGATATGATGCGTCCGTATATGACATTTGCTTATGATGGTATTGTAGTATCCTATAACGATGATTATCATAAACAAGTCTTAGGTCGTGTAAATCACGTCAATAAGTATAGCATGGCTATTAAGTTCAATGCTATGAAACGAGTAACTAGATTCCGTGGATATTCGTATACAGTTGGTTCTAATGGTACAATCACTCCAATGATTATATTTGACCCAGTAGAATTCAATGGTACAGTTCACTATAAAGCTAGTGGTCACTCTTATGAACGATATAAGAAACTCAGTCTTAGATATAACGATGAGATTGAAGTGGCTTACGTAAATGATGTAATGCCATATGTAAGCAAGTTACACAATACAAACAATGATAAGAATGCACAGCTATATCCTATAGAGCCATTTATTGATCATTGTCCTGTATGTGGTAGTCAGTTAGTAGAATCTATGTCAGGTAAGACTATATCTTGTGAGAACCCAACCTGTCCAGGTATACACCAAGCTAAGATGGTTAATATGATGGATAGATTGGACTTCAAGAACTTTGGTCATGCTGCTATAGAGAAACTAGAAATCAAGTCTCTTAGAGATCTATTTGAAAATGTAGATGAGACTAGATTATTCAATGCTGGGTTTAGAGAGCGTGGTATAGCTAAGTTCCTAGACCAGCTTAATGAAATCAAATCCAGAGATAACCTAGACTTCGTTATTGTCGGATCTTTAGGTTTCACTGATATTGGATTTGGTACATGGTCAGCTATATTTAAACAAGTTCCATTAGATTGTATTATCAAACTATCTGATGCTGAATTGGCTGATAGACTAATAGCTATTCCAGGTGTCGGTCAACGCACAGTAGAAACTATTCTTAAAGAACGTGTAGTATTTGCTGATGACTTGATCTATATCTATACTAAAGTACCTAACTTAAAGCATAGCATCAATGCTAAACCAGCTAAACGTATATGCTTTACAGGTATTAGAGATACTAATGTAGAAGCAGCTTTAATGGCTAATGGTGATTTACCTAGTGAATCTGTAACTAAGGCTACAGACTACTTAGTCGTACCTTACAAGGATTACTCATCATCTAAGACAACTAAAGCTGACAAGTATGGTATCCCTATTGTTACTTTAGAAGAGCTTGTGGCACAACTAGGGTTAAATGTAAAAATTTAACCCTAGTGAAACAAATCTATAAGTATATATTATAATTGGGATAGTGGTTTTGCTATCTCGTTTCTTATGGTTATAGGAGGAAATTATTATGATTAAAAACCTTACAGAAACTACAATCTTCCAATCTTGGAATTCTCGCTTAGTGGACGAAGTAGGCTTCGATGTTCCATTGGCAAGTTTTAAAGAATTATTCCGTCCAATCATCTTCTCTTTGGCTAACTTCTTATCCAAAGTAGGTGGTGCGGACATTACTACATCTGCAGTTACTATTAGTAATACAGATGGTGTATTCTTGTGTGCATTGTTGGTTAACCGTGCAGTGGACCAAGAAAACAAAACATCCTTTGACGTATCTTTCACTACTGATAAAGAATTGGTAAATAATAGTGAATTATGTCAATACACTATTGCAGCTTCTGAACGTGAGTTACAAGAATTTGTAAACAAATTCATCATGGCTGAAGTTAAAAACCGTTTCCAAGCACCTGAATTGCTTTATGATTTCTTACGTGTACTATTCAGCACAATCTTGAATTACACTAATAGCTTGACTCGTGACGAAATCACTGAAGAAGGCCTTGAAATCGATATCGAAGACACTATTACAGTTGCAGTATCTTTAGATGAAGAGGGCAACCGTGTGGTAGCTATCGAGCCTGGTACAGCATTGAAAACTTACGTTAAAGACGATAAGTTCAACCAAGCTGAATAATATATAGATTATACAAAATATGGATCTAGGGGTAATTCCCCTAGGTCCTTGTATAATTTTTATAAAGCGGGGTTAAAGTATAATGAAGCGTGCAATATGCGAAGGGAAAATGTTAAGCCTGTATGATATCAATACAGACTATAACGATTACTATATGAATGATACATCATTCATGGGTTATATTGATGAAGAGACAGGTATTATATATCCTAGTACCACTCAGACTTATCTAAGTAAGAATCCTGGTAAAGCAGGGTTCTATAAACATGGTCCATTTCTTAAGTTCGTTGAGCCTTCGGGAGAAGAGAAAGACAACTTTACTTTTGATAAATTGGAGCACGTTAACTGGGATGATACTTCAAGTATTAGTGACGTAGTAGCTAAATCTAAAGAGGCATTCTCTTTAGATAATAGACTGCTTAGTAATGTCACACCAGATAATATCTTTGCACCACCTATCCATGTAGATGATTCTCCAGAGATGGTTGGTATGAAGACAGCTATTGCAAAGAAGAAGATTGACTTAGACTTATATGGTTATCGTTTTGGCGAGAACTTCAATAACGATAAACGTATATTTGATAAGCCATCTATGACTCTAAATAAGTTAGTTACAATCTGCGATAAGACAGATATTGATGCTTATCTCGTACTTAAAGACAAAGAGGGAGATATCCCTAATCCTATAGGTGAAGAGATAATTGTTAAGCTAACTAATGGAACGGAAGAGGAGGGTGAAAATGAGTAGTTGGCAAAGCAAATTCATTGCCGATTATAATGACAAGAATCGTCCTAAGTTTAATGACGTATTCTTCTCTAAATCCGACGATGCTATTATTGAAGACCTAAAAGCTATGCTTATCTCATGTCAACGTGATAAGTACTTTACAGTTAAGATTTTAGGTTTTGATGTTATAGAAGACTATGATGAAGTAAACAGACTTCTCATAGAGAATAATGATAACCTTACAGTACCTATTAAGGATAGTTACCTTAAGATACTTAAAGTTACTTACTATATTGAAGTCAATGGGTATAGTGATACCTTTGATGCATATATAGCGGTACCTAGAGTATTTGAGGGTTCCTATATCATCTTAAACGGTAATACATACTTCCCATCTTTCCAATTGGTAGATGGGAGTACTTACAATAATACATTGGCGAAATCATCTAAAGTACAAAAGATTACTCTTAAGACAGTCTTTGGTGCTTTACGTATGATTCGTAATTTCTACGACTATGAGACCACTGATGGACAAGTACTGAACGGTACAGTATACTCTATCATGTCAAATGGAGCCTCTTCATTCAAAGGTAAGAAGAGTACTGTAGATAGAAAAGTCCCAGCATTCAAATATCTATTTGCCAAGTATGGTTTCTATGATACTTTGAGTTTATTTGGGTTCGATAATACTATCTTTGTTTCTAAAGAACCTTTTGAAGAAGAAGAGAACTTCTATACCTTCAAATGTCAAGCTACGACTAGCCGTATTGGTTATGTCAAAGTAGCTAAATTGTTATTTGATAATGACCGTGTATTCCAGTCTGCAGTCATAACTATCTTGGATAATCTTCGTGGATTAAAACCAGGCTATACTGCAGAGTCTTTGTTTAGTAAAGACTACTGGATAATTTCTCTCGGTGCACATTTCGTTAAGAATAATATGGAATATGAGAAAGGCTTGTCCGCTCTATATTCCCTAGAAGATCAATACGACATAGTGACCAAGAAGAATATCAGATTACCATTTGAATATAAGTCGAATATCTATATGATCTTAAGATGGATGATGGCAGAGTTTTCCAATATCCGTCTTAAAGATAATACAGACGTAACTAATAAACGTATTAGATGGTCTGAATGGATAGCTTCATTATATGTAATGAAACTAAACAGTGGTATGTATCGTCTACATGATATTGCTAGACGATATAAGTCAGACACAGTAATAAGACGTTTCAAACAATGTATCAATTTGAAACCTATGCACCTAATCTCTGAATTACAGAAGAGTGGTATCAAAGGTTTCCGTAATATGGTTAACGAACGTGATGCTATATTACAATTAAAGTGGACTTTCAAAGGACCTACAGGTCCTGGTGAAACATCCAATAAGAATCTCGAGGGTAGACTTAAACGTATCTCTCCATCTCACTTAGGTATCTTGGACTTTAATACCTCTTCACCAACTGAGCCTGGTACTAGTGGTATTATGTGTCCATTGAATCAAAGTGTGTTTGATGGATATACGTTTACTAGTGATAGTGAACCTAATAGCTGGGATGCATCTTTTGCTGAACTTAAGCAAAACTATAGAGATGCTGTGGGTGTTAAGTCCGCATTTGAATTAGCAGATGATATCGGTGTTGTCCTAGAAGGTGCAGATGATGGTAAGAACCGTGCCATCTATGAGATGTATCAAATGGGTAAATCCATTGACCTAGCTAAACAAACAAACTATCAACCTGGAGATCTTATAGTCGAAGATTAAAAGGGAGTGTTTATTATGGCAGTCAAAGACATCTATCATCGTGTGTTCATTATGTCTCGTCAACAAATGGAAGAGCTTAAAGAACGCAATAACCAACTAGGGTTAAAAACTGAATTCGGTAAAGTAATCGTTAATGGGGTGGAACGTGTATATTCTGATATCATTCTTGATATGGCAGATTGCCGTTACTCTGATGCGGTTAAAGTTATCGAAGGTGACATTCGTGCTATTAAGCACACTGAAGTAGTCTAACCTAATAAGTATATAGTATGGGTCTTATGTACCCATACTATATACATTATTTTTAATAGGAGGAATTCAAATGAATATTCCAGTATCGCTAGATTTTTCTAAACTAGCAGAAGATCTTAAGCAATCTATCTTTAAAGATAAAGAGAGATACAATCTTCTACCTAACTGTGATTTCTATGGTGAGAATGCTAGATGTTTAGCATCTCATATCAATAAGTATTTCATGACTAAAGAGAATAGTATTGAGTATAGCGATGTACGTTTAGTGATTCATCGTTTTGCTACAAACAAGTTGATTGGTTATGTATACTTAGATACTGATGAAAACGTAGCTCTTGATAAGTTCATTGCTAATATACGTGTAGACATTGCTGATGATAGTGATAATTATGTATACAATGAAATCTTGCTAATCAATATTAAAGCAGTATTGAAAGCTATGCAAGATAAGCACTACAATGCTATCATTGATCTATTCCATGAAATCACTAAATACATCTATAGAACTGCTACACCTGATGCTAATCAAGATGCTATCATTGCAGTAACTCTATATATTGATTTCATGTACAACTATGTATTCTCTGGTATGGAAATGCCACATACATATGCTAATAAAGTATACCGTACTCTATTAGATACAAACTTCTGTGATTACAGACCTGTAATTGATGCTATCACTACATTACACAATACCAATGCATGTATATACTTCATACCATTGATTGGTGACTTGTTACGTGAAGCATCTCAAAAACCATACTATACTGAAGAAATCGGTAAAGGTATGGCTGGTCGTATATTTAATGATGAACGCTATGAATTAGTTGTACCAATGCTTGTCAAAGAGCACTTACAAAAGTCTTCTGATGAACGTCTATTGGAAATGACTCTAGCTCATGCTCCATCTTTATTGGCCTATATCCAAAAAGAAGAAAGTAAAGAAGACCGTGATGTATTAGTTAAATACATCAAAGAGAAAGTCGACGCTTATATTAAAGACCATCCAGAGCTAGCTGACTTCAAAGGGTTTGAAAACAATGATAAGGCATCTTATAAACCAAATGGTAATTTCATTGTGCCTAATCAAAAGCTAAATACTAAAGCTATCTTAAAAGCTAAACAAGACTACTTGACTAGTCGTATCAAGAAGAAATAATATGGCTAAGTCAATGTTTGTTCAGGCACATGAGTGTCCTGAATGCAGAAATGAATCATTATATCTTATATCACTCAAGGGTGAACGTACTCCATATTTGAGCATTCTCAGTAAACATGATGACCCTCATAAATGGATTATGGACTATAAGCATGATTTCAAATTCAAATGTACTAAATGTGGTAAAGAATATGAAATCGATTGGAGATATGATGTACCAGTTCCAATAGACTGGGCTACACAGGCTATGCCTAAAGCTCTTGATGAGTTAACTCGTGGATAAAACAAAGTATACAGTATGGGACACTGTTCCCATACTGTATATTAATTTTTAGTAGTATTTAAACAGACCTCTAATAAGGAGGGTATACTATGCGTATTACATATATAAGATTAGAGAACTATATTGGTATTTATAATGGACGTGGTGATGAAGTATTAGAGATAGATTTATCTCAAAATGTGAATCCTATCGTGATTATACGTGGTACCAATGGTAGTGGTAAGAGTACATTGCTTAAATCGCTTACACCAATTAATGACGACTCTAATGCTATTGTTCCTGGGGTAACTGGGAGAAAGGTTATACGATATTTACACAATGGTATAACTTATGAGATAGAATATGTACACCCTATAGACAAAGAGGGTAAACGTAAACAGACTAGGGGTCAAGTCTATAAATATGGACCTAGTGGTAAAGAAGAATTGAATCCGACTTGGAACGTAAGTTCTGCTAAGGATATAATTTATTCTTTATTCAACTTAGACTCTAACTTCTTGGCATTAAGTCAGCTATCTTCCGAAGATAGAGGATTAGCTGATAAAAGACCAGCTGAACGTAAGTCATTTGTATCTTCTATTATTAGTGGTATTGAAGCATACAATGCTATGTATAAGATTATATCCAAGAAGCATTCTATGTATAAGAGTCTAATACAATCTTTAACAGCAAAGATTAACCGTATTGGTAACAAGGAGGACTTAGATCTTAGATATAATACAATAACTAAACAAGTTAGTCAAGCTATATCTGATAGAGATGCATCTATCCAACGTATAGCTATGCTTAGAGCTAAGCTTGATGAAAACAATGCAGAGAAACTATTAGAAGAGTATACTAAGATTAGAGATAAGTATGAGCTTAATAAGAAAGAACGTGTCTTATTAACTAATAGCTTATCTAAATACTATAAAGATAGAACTGCAAATATCTATACTGTAGAAGAACGTGCTACGTTCATTAGAGATGAAGAGATGGAACTGTCTGAGAATAAGGCTAAGCTGCCACAATGGGAAGAGTCTTATAAGACAGCATCCAATGAGTACTCTTCATGTGAACTTAAGATAGCAGATATTAATACTGAAATCAATAAGAAGAAATCTAGACTAGAGACTTTTATTGATGCAGATTTCTCTGAAGAAGAGTTTGGTAGATATAATGAAGCTGTAGTTAATCTTAAAGCTATAGAGAATGATATAGATAAACTAGACTATCGTATAGACAATAAATCTGAGTATGATAGACTTAAAGAGTTATTCGACATGATGAATAACTTCTCATATGCTATTATGGATAGATATGAGTTTATTACTAGAGAAGATGTAGATACGTTGGTAACTAGAAACTCATCTTTCTATGAGAATACATTAGCTACTATAACTAAAGAGATTGAAGAATGTACTAAAGCACGTATATCTACAGAAGCAGATATGGGGTTCTATGAGTCTTTAGTAGAGAAAACTAAGAATCTTGAGCTTAAACCTAAAGATTGTAAGTTTACTGACTGTGTATTCATAGTAGAAGCTATTGAAGCTGAGAAGAAGAAACCTAAAGATGCTTTAGTTAAGTTATCATCTAAACTCAAGAAGCTAGAAGAAGAACTAAAAGAGTTAAATGATAACTTACATCTTACAAATGAAGCTAAATCTTTCATGGATAAACTAGAAGCGTTACAAGTTGTCTTCGAAAGCAATACATCTTATCTATCTAAGATAGGTGCTGATGGTATTTGGAAAGGATTCATTGAATCTATTACCAATAATACTACAGCTAAGTTCTTAGAAGAGTATATCTATAGGGCTACAAACTCATATAACTTACTTGAGGCTAAAGAGTCAGTATCTAAGATAGTTGATTCTCTTAAAGAGTCTGCTATTAAGTACAATGCCAATAAGACCATCATTGATGAGATTAATGGTGATATTGAACGTATGGAAGCTGAGCGTAAGGGATATGAAATAGATTTGAATATAGCTTATGAGAAGATAGGCAACTATTCTGCTTTAAGAGACGAATACGATTGTCTTATCCGTGAAGCTGAAACTAATCTTCCTCATTTAGATAAAATCCAAGAGATTGACTTAGAAATGAGAGAGTTAGAGAAGAAAGCTGATGAGTCTAAAGCTAAACGTGACTTGATTAAGGAACTTAATGCTAAGATTCTTGAAGAATCAGCTATAGCTGAACGATGTAAGGATAATTACAATGAGCTTATAGCTCAACGTGATGATATCGCTCATAATAAGATTCTTATTGATGAATATCATAAGGAAATGCAAGAGTATACTGATAACTATGAACGTATCGAAGCTATCAAATACTATGTATCTCCGAATACTGGCATTCAGACTATATTCATTGGTGCTTATATGAATGATATCATGGTTAAGGCTAATGAACTGGCTTCATGTATCTTTGGTGGCGAATTCGTTATCCAACCATTCGTTATTAATGAAACAGAGTTTAGAATTCCATGTTTAGGTAGTGGATTGATGAATGATGATATTTCTTCTATGAGTACATCACAAATCTGTATGCTATCTATGATTATTAGCTTTGCTATCTTAGCTAATGCCAGTACAGACTATAATATCCTTAAACTAGATGAGATTGATGGTGGTTTAGACACAGAAAATCGTATTCAGTTTATTACCCTACTGGGGAACCTTATTTCGATGGTTGGGTGCGAACAGTGCTTCCTAATCAGCCACAATATGGAGTATTCAGACAGGGTAAGTGTAATAGATATGACAGCTAGACCAGTTGAGGTAAAATAATATGGTAACGTTTATCAAACTGAAAGAGTCTGTAGAAGAATTCATTGCTATGGTGCTAGTTATGCTAGCACCTATAGCTTGTATGGGTCTTCTTCTTATATGGTTATTCTCTCTTATGGGGTTTAATAGTATAAGTGAGACTATAAGATATATAACGTATGATATAATAGCTCCTGTATTTACTATAGTAAGTATAGTTGCATTAGTTATATGGGTTCCACAACTCATATGGAATCTACTGTCATATTTATTCAAAAGGATTAAGAAAGTATGGAAAGACTAAAGACTTTTATTAAGCGAGAAGCTGCTATATTGCTCTGTGGTAGTGTTATCACAGGGTTTATATTAGTGCTATGTAAAGTCTTCGCTCATATATCCCTAGAGTTATATGGTGAGGGTTCTTTACAATATGTATTTGATATACAAGCAGAGACATTCTTATACATCTTCTGTATGATGATGATATTTGCTCTTACATTCATCAATATTGCTAATCTTATTGGCAAAGTTATTTTAGATATCATATCTAAAGAAGTAAAATAGGGGATAAAAATCATGTTAGTATCACTAATAGTTGCACACGACTTAAAAAACGGTATAGGTAAAGATGGGAAGTTATTATGGCATATCCCTAAGGACTTGAAACACTTTAAGAAAATGACATTAGGGTGTACTGTAGTCATGGGAAGAAAGACATTTGAATCTCTTCCACATCCATTACCTAACAGGGAAAATTGGATTCTTACTAGAGATGAATCCTATGTGCCAAAGAAACGATTCAATGATAGAGTCAGAGTATTCCATTCTAAAGAAGAAGTATTAGCTGAGGCTGAACGTCTCACAAAATATAATATCTTCATCATAGGTGGTGAAGAAATCTATAATTTATTCTTAGAAGATGCTACAAATGCTATTGTAACTGTAGTTGATGAAGTATATGAAGATGCTGATGCTTTCTTCCCTAAGCTAAAACGTAGTGAATGGGAAAGAGTAAAGACTGATATAGACTCTGAAACTGTAAATCGTAGATACTACAAGTTTAAGATTATTACTATGAAGAGAAAGGAGAAAAAATAATGGCTTGTATAGATGATGAATTAGCTGAATTGACCTGTGAGGTCTTAGACGGTGTACCTAAATCCGTTAGTAGAGCGATACCAGGTATTAACCAATGGTATATCGAAGTAGGTGGCTATATACTTACTTATGAAGAGAAAGAAAAGTATAAGCTAAGTTTACATCATAATGGTAAATGTATCTATGGTGATTATATTTACCAATGTCATGAGTTTAGAGGCTTTGTACAGAAGTTATATGAAGCAGTGTTTACTAGTGGTAATGTCGTAGCAGATACTAGTAATAACCCATGGCTAATCAAAGCAAGAACTTTACACAATCTTCTTAAATCAAGATACGGGGTATTATAAAATGAAGAATGAAGAAATCGTAGCTAAACTCAGAGACGTATTGTGCTCTGGGTCTTTTAATATGGTAACTGAACCATTAGTTGCTAGTAAATATGAGCATAAGTTTATGGTATCTAAGGATGTACCAGATAGTAATGATAATTTCGGAGTAATAGTTACATTACAGTTTAATACAAGCTTCCCACAAGCTAGAATTGAACCTATGCCTACAACGACTATGCGTGCTAAAGATGGTGGTAAAGAAATAACTATAAATATTACACCAGCTATAACTAGTATAGTTGATGAAGCTAGTTTCGAAGAGATTAAAGAGTATATCCATAATACTGCTTATAATCTATCAGACATAATGAGTAGCCCTGATAATATAGATTCTATTGCTGAAATAGAACCATCTATCAATCTAACCACCAAAGGGTTATATCGTTATAGTATTATACTACCTGAGGCTAAGATGGGTATTATATATGACTTAGATGATGATATTGATGGTAAAAAACGTTCTAATTTCGTTGTAGTATCTAGATTCAATAAGCAGGTAATATATGTAGACTCTGCTAAGACATTAGCTGGTGCATTGAATATCATTAAAGATGTATATCCAAAAGAATTAAGCGAATGCTGGTGGAGAATAGATACTACAGATATGCTTATTAAGCTCTTTGATATTAAAGAACCTAAGATTGTAGACAGCGTTCTATATAAGGAATGTGTTGGTGAATTCCGTTTACCATCTAATCCTAAGTTAGATTATAACTGCTGGCTTAAAGTCACAAAGAGCAGTGTAAATGAGCTATCTAAGCTATATATCGAATCTAGTACACTATCTCCATATATTAGTATCAAAGCATCATTAGATGGGTATGATAATATTGTAAGTCGATGCTATATCATAGTAAACAAGATAAATGCTCTTATAGATATTCTCGAGAATATGAGAATAGGCTTAAACGGAGACACTCTATATCAGTTACTATCTAAGAATGATGGTCATATTGATATCTTGCATAGATTTGATGATGATTTACTTATTACATACTGGTCTAAAGGTATACACAATAGCATCTGGGTTACTATGGATAAGTATAGTAGACCTAGAGTGGTTGTTGGTAGTAAGAATGAACCAGAATATGAATGTGATAGTATAGAAGAAGCTATAACTAAGGTTATCACTGCTAGACATAGTGCTAAATAGATTACATACGAGGTGAATAGAAGATGCTAATTGAAAATGTATTAAAAACAATTGAACGTGTTTTAGATGTAGAGTTTGACATGAGTCCTGATACTGATGATACTATATCTAGAACGTCTTATTATGGTGAGGGTGCTTTATTCGGTACTGGTATTGGTGTATCTGTAACTTTCGGTGGTAATACAGTTAGTCAATTCATTATCGAAAGTATGCCAGGTGAAAATGACTTTGGTATTGGGTATGCTTCCATAATCAAAGACGAACACGATGTATTTAGTATAACTGAAGATATGTCATTAGCTCTTGAGGGTATAGTTAAGATGCGTAAGCTATTATCTATACTTAAAGATACAGACTTAGAGTTCATTCGTGCTAATGAAGGGATGCTTACTACAATTGGTAAGACACGTATGACTGAAGCTCATGAGTTGTATTCTAAGATAACTAATATTGAGCTACACTTTGAATATCTTCCTGTATGTATTTCCAGTATGCCTGGATTATTAACGGAATATGGTTTCGATGTATGCTCTATTAAAGACTATAGTGTAGTATCTGGTGGACTAAATATCAATGATGCTATTAACTATGTAAGAACTAACTACAGTAAGTAAAACAAAATACAGGTACTGGAATTTCCAGTACCTGTTTATTTTTTTTTATAATCGTAAAACTTGATTTCTTCAGTTGTATACTATAATGGTAATATCATGGTTATATTTATTAGTGTATTTAAAAGAAAAGGAGAATATTATCATGAGACTACATCAATTAGCAAAAGCAAATAACACCGTTGTTAGACCTTATATGGAAGACATTTTCAAATTAGAAAATTGTGTAACAAAGAAAGGTCTACTACGAGTTGCTGATAATGGATTTATCGAATATGCTTGGTTTACTTACTTTAGTAAGTATATTGGCCAAGTAGAGGTATCCATTACGGCTCCAAAATCAGCTGAAGCAATTGAGGAATACTTCACTAAGTATCTTGGTCTAATCTTAGGAATGGAACAAGATATCGAAGAAGATCCAACCAAAATCGAAGCAATGAAAGTCTTGCTTGGGTTACATGGGACCTTATATATTGAAAACGATAATGTAGTTTTCAGATTTAAGGATTTGGGTGTTATTTCACCATTCGAAAATAGCTGGTATGTCTGCCCTAATGGGGTAGACAATGTAATCTGTAAGACTTTGGCTGACGCAGCTAAAGTTATGGCAGATTACAAAGCTAGCTTAGAAGAGAAGCCTGTGCTTCTTAAAAACATTATCTAAAGAATATTACAGGATAGGGTATTTACCCTATCCTGTATACTTTTCTTTTTTTT